ATTAATAACTTTTCACTTTGCCTTTCTTTCTTTTTTTTTGCTTATAAATATGTTCTGGCAATCCGGACACATTTGTCGTGGCGTTCAACCATTCATCAAAAGTTGCCTGCGACATTTTACCAGATTTGACCATACTCCCAAATTTCCTTAACTGTGCCTGCGATTTGAATGGCATTTCACTCCCTATCTTTTCTTTTTAGGTTGTCTTGAAGTTCCACGATTTCCCTTACCCTTTCCGCTTCCATCCCTTCGGCGAGTTCCACCACAAGCACCCCTGCTACCCCTGCCAGCATTCCCTCTCCGTGCCATAATCCCTCCTTATTTAGCAACCCGCCTAAAAACGGCGGTTGTGTAAACCTCGCTTGCATCGGGGGCGTTTACAGGCGACCCAAAACCAGTAGTTGCGGCTGTAACACCACAATAATGTCTTATTTCAAATACCGTTTGAGCGGCGATGATAAATTTACCTGTAATCACGCTATATGTCCCAGTGTAAGTTCCCGTGTGGTATGCTGTCGCATTCATTCCGATAAGAATTGTGTCGCTATTCGTTACATCGTATAATATCGCCTGATGGACGTTAACTTGGTAAGCGAGGGCGTATATTTCACATTCATAAGTTCCGGTGTCAAGGGTTATCCGATCAAGAACCGTATCAACCGAACATATACCCGAAACATCGCTGTCTTCCGTGTTGATGGTTCTTGTCTGCCACGCACCAGCAGTAAATGTTCCACCGGCAGTATTACTGTCTTTAGTATCCGACACCTTGACATAATCTCTGATTATAGCCGCTGTTACCTCATCGTCCACATATTTCTTTGGGGCAAGTTCCCTATCGTCAGTAGGTGCGTCATAGACATCAAGCCCGTGAAAAAACCTGCTATCAAATACGGTGTCATCATTAAAAGTAATGGTGTCAGAAAATGTTTTTTCGCCAGCCATAGTTTCTGTGCCGGAGTCGTGCATTATATTATCTATTTTTGTGCCGGTAATACCGGTGGTTATTTTGGTGTCAGTAACACAACTATCGGCTAAATCTTCGGTGGCGATACCACCGTTTTCAAAATTAGCGGTATCCAGTAAACCGTTTATCTCGGAATATAGGGTGTCAAAATTTTCATTTACTTCCGCTGATTTAATAACGGTTGAAGCAGTAAATGTAGTTGGTTTTGTTATTGTCCCGCAAATTAAATATGTCGGTATAAACAAAGCAACCGCAGACAAAAGAAAAGCGGCAATGACATACGGTGTAAATCTTTTTAGATAGTTCATAAAATTCTCCCTGTTTTTAAGAATGACATCAACCCACTCATTATTTTTATATTACTGGAACTTGATTCAGAAATAGTATAACCAATAAAATGCCCCCTATCCATTGGTCTGAAAAATCCACGAATAATTTGGAACACACTTCCACCCCACCATTTAGCCGAATCCCAAGTTGCCGTGTCCCACACCCCTGCGTCAATAGTTAGCGGATATGATGTGCTGTTAGTAATTTTGCCTTCCTCAATATCATAGGCAACCGTAAAAGATGTGGTGGCTTCTGATAGCAGGTTAAAACCATAACGCTTAAATATTTTGGTTGTATATGTGCTTCCATCAACAGAGCATAGTCTGGTCTGTAATTCTGCCCCTATATCAACCCCGCTGTCTTGATAACTTGCCTGTTCTAATAGTAACACCTTACCATCGGTAGAACTACCGGCATATAGTGTGTTACCGTCAACAGCATAGCAGGAAATATTATTGCCGCTGTGGTCTCCGAACCATCCTATATTTGAATAATCACGCAGGTCAAGATAATATTCCCGATTATTATAAACTTCCGTTTCGGGATAGGCAATATGGACAAACCCATTAAAATAAATTGAAGCCGCTCTCCGATAAGTAGTATTTCTGCCTCTTAATATATGGCTGCCATCCCATATTGGTTTAATTATATTGCCGATTGGTTGCGGTTCACCTGTGCTGCCTATCTGATAAACCGTATCCTTTCCAACAAATATTACACCAAAAGGGGTGGAACATATTGACTTATCATCCCAACACCCGATTACGCCGGATAATTGGTCAACATAGGTAGGTTGTGTATCAAACCCGATAGTCCATATAGAGTTTTTACGGAACACCAAAAGGATATTGATAATTCCTTCGGTGGAGGTGGTCATCGTCAACGGACAAATGCCTGTTATCGGATTATTCGGGTCTTTGTTTCCGGGATAAAGGACACTTGCTTCGGCAAAATTAGTTGGTTCTAAATTCTCTGAAAAGTAAATGGCATTATTGTCTGCGTCAGCCAACCACAACCTATCCTTCCACCATAGGCAATATTTACCATTTCTGGTTTGGTTATCATATGACACATCCGCTCTTGTTTCACCATCAGTAGATACTTGCAGCGTGTCAGAACCGTTGGCAATATAGATATAATTTTGATGGTCAACAGTAATAGAGTAATTAAGCCCCGCTGTTAGGTCGGTCGTTCCGGTCATCCGTATTAAATCCGCACCATTTTTAGAATAATATATCGTATCTTCTTCCGATAAATTTGCGGCGGCGATTACATATTTATCAGAACTAATTTTAACAACCCGCAATTCATTTATGCGTTGAATTAAATTGCTCGCATTTGCGTCTACCTGTAATTCAATTCTGCGGATACCCATAAACTCCGGACGTTCGGGGTCTCCATAATTGTCGGCAAACTTGAATCCGTAATATCTGTATGCTGTCGTGTTGGTAGCGGTAATATATTTAGGGTCAGCAACATCAGAGGCGGCGTGTCTGTCAAAAGTGGATTGTGAGGTTGTTAATTGAACCCAAGTTCCGTTGTTGGCATAAGTTAAGTCAGCAAAATCTCCGGCAGTATTTGAACCCCAAAAGGTAAAGTTTTGAACACCAAAACCTGACTGCGTTCCGTCGTGATGAAAATTTTCATAATATATTCTTTTAACTGTTTGCGTTGAACCTAAATCTATGTGGAAGCGTTGATTTACTCCAAAAGCATTACCACTGGAAGCCCACGAATTATGGGAACCAGAACCTATTAACAAATTTGATGGGTCAGTAGCACGGAAAGCGCCATAAGCATCGGGATTAAAATAACTCGTCGCCTTAACATAGGTATCGCTTTGTTCCGGCGGATATTCAGAATTATAAACCGCAAGAATTTCTTTACTTAAAGCAGAACCTTTGCGTTTTTCAAGAATACCTTTGGCATAGGGGACAAGGTTTTTGGTGCGAAGTGTTTGGTTTTCGCCAATAGTGCGGGGGTCATTAAGCAAATTATTACCGCCGCTAAAATCTTTAAGTCCGAAAAATTGTGGCATATTAGTAGAAATTTAATGGGTGTGGAAAATAAGTGTTCTTATCCATTTCAACCTGACTGCCATCAGAACCATCATCTTTCATATTCCGGCGGAATTGAGATACCATATCTTTTAATTTAACCTCCTCTATTGTGGTATCCAACCTATCATATGAAAGAGCCGATATGTAGGCAACCTGTTCAATAACCTTATCGGGAAATTCAACCGTATCAGTCAGAACAAGCGTTCCGGCGGTTGCCCAATAGTTATAATATACAGTAAATGCTTCATTCGGGACATAGTAAAAATAGAGATTAGACCCCAAGACAGCACAAACAAACGGTGTTCCGGTAGTTGTTGGGTCAGATAGACGGTCAAACTTTTCACGCTCAATTACTTCCACCGGAACATAATTACCGTTACCGTCTTTTAACTTGACGGTGTTTAACTTCCAGTATCCGGTAGCCAATGTGATAGAACTCGTACCGGACGCCAACGATACCGTAGTTTCAGTCCGGCTAAAATCCCACCGGAACGAACGATATTGGTCATCCACCCAGTTAATTACATTCTGGATAGCATAGGTCTTAATTGTATCATCGTCGGCATTCGCACGGTCTAATGCTTGGTCTACATTTTCCTCAATGGTAACCATTCACACCTCACTTAATTTGCTTTTGCTGAACCTTTTATCTTGTCCCGATTACTCTTGTTCTTATCGGTTTCTCCGTGCGATACTTTTAAATCTTCTTTTTGTGATGCCATTTCAAGTGTGTTGATTTGTTCTAATCTTACATATCCGGCGTAAACCATCTTATCCATAGCACCTGAAATCTGTTCTTTGGTTGAACTGTCTGGTAAACTTACCCGAATATCAATCTTTTCCTGCGTTGCGTCATAAACCCTTGTGTAATTCAAAAGATACAATTCCCCGCTTTTTCTCTTTCTCATTTTGCCCCTCCTATTTGTTTAAAAAACTCCGAATAAGAAATCTTCGGAAAACTTGGGATATTACTTTTAACCGAAACATTGATAATATCCGCCTTACCCTTGAAATAATCGTGGTGTTCGGCAACGTCGTCTCTGACTTTTCCTTTTCGTAGGAAGATAGCGGGAGCAGGTTCTGCGTCATACCCAGACGGGCGTTTATACCACTCGGCATTGCCTTTCTTGTCCACATTCCAATCAAACCCCAAAAGGTATATCTTGTTATATCCGGCATAGAGTGCCAGGGATATAGCAAATATGCCTGTAAATTTTCTTTTTCCGATATATAATACGCCACGTTCAAGACCCCTCGTAAGTTTACTCTCATCGCCGTTTAAGTCCTTTACCATCGGAAATCTAACAACCTTGTCGTCATCTCTCGTATCGTGTAGTTGACAAGTAACCCTTATGCAATCGGTTTCTAATATCTTCTTGGTTACTGTTGGGTCTCTTTTTGTGCTGTCAATCCAGCAAGCGTATTTAGGTGGATACGGGATATGGCAAATAGCGTTATTGCAGGTGATAATATCAAGGTGTTTAATCTTCTTCCACAACCCATTCGATATTCCTTCCTTAACGGATGCCCCCCCGCCTACTATGACAACAGTGGACATTAAAAGAGCATACCTTTCGTGTGGTCGGTGGAAACAAGTTCCATCCTTTTTCGTTCATCCACCATATCGCTACGGTATTGCAAATCTCTGGCAAATGAAGGTGATACATTACACATACCACGATAAGGAACACCGTTAATTCTAATCTGATTCTTGACAAACACTCTTACCGTTTCCGGTTCGGATACGGATAATCCTTTTACTTCCTCTGGTATTTCTACCTTTTCTGGTTTAGGTCGGCACACACCTTTCGCCGCCCTTGCCGCCTTCATCTTTTCGCCGAATGCTTTTCTTTCTTCGGCTGTCCATACCTTTTTTTGTTTCTTCATAATTTATACCCCCTTTTTTTGTTGGACGGCAGAGGTATCAGCCCTGCCGCCCAAATGTTTCTACAACTTAGGTGTCGCTGTCGTGTGCCGACTGCACCTCTATTTTCCCCATAAAATCATCTTCCAGGATGACTGTCTTGAAGAAAAGTTTATAACCCGTCTTTCTGCGCTGTGCCAACACATCGGAGTCAGATGCTCCGGCAGGTGTCAGCGTTCTCTGTAATCCGGTAACTTCGGTAACACCGAATCCACCCCTACCAAATATCCAAACATTATGTAAGGTTTCTCCGGTTACAGGAGATACGGGGGCAGACGCACCAGAACCGGCGGACACTACTTCAACAGTAGAACCACCAGTTCTTCCGGTAGCACTTTGTCCAGCACAAAGAAGCGGCGTTGAACCAGTTCCTGAACCGCAATAGGCATCCCAGAGGTAGCCACTTGGGTCATCGGGAGTGGTTACAGCCATTGAATAACCTGTTGCGGGCATTTCACCTGTTACCCAGTCGGAAATAGACATCTTTAGCCGATAGGTCGGGTCATATCCCACACAACAGAACGAATGGCCTACGCCGGAGATAATAACTCCGCTATCGTAAGAACCGGTAGCCGCAACCTGTAACCCTGCCCCGTAGTATGTGCGGACAAAGTTACTTCTTAACCACCTTACACCCATCCACTTACCAATCTCACCCTTATAAAGAGGGGTCAGGTTGGAATACTGTGAGGCGTTGAGGAACTTGGCTTCAAGGATGATGTCCATTTCAACGCTTGGGTCAAGGATGCCGAGATAATTGTCGCCATCCTGTGGTTTCGCACCATTGTTACGCAGAGTAGCAACCATCCGAGCCACGACAGAGGTATTAAGAATACCCGTGCCGGACAATATGGCTCTACCGGAAACACCGGCACCATACTGGATGTTCGTTGCGCCCTCCAGAACAACCTGAATTTCCCTATCCATCAGTTCTGCGGCATTTTCACCAAGCAGTTCGTTGGCTTTTTGCATAACAGGGTGAGCCAATGTCAGAATACCAACATCTGACAAAGAAATATACGCACCCCATTGTTCCGCAGTTCCAGTAACTTCTTCGGTCGTCATAGACGAACCGTCTGGTGTTACTCCTTCGGATAGTGCTGTAACTGGAAGCGTTACCTTTAAGTAGCGTATCGCCTTCCAGATTTTAGCAGTTCCTCCAGCGAGGGTAAGTTTCTGACCGCACTGATAGAACCTTGTAGCATTCTCAATTATCGGTAGGGTTTGGGCGGCTAAAATAGAATTCTTGTCGTCGCCGATTGTCCCTGTTCCCGATGTCGTGAGATTTGTATATGCAGTAGCCATTTGTTGTTTTCCTTATTAAATAGGAACATCTTTTAATCTTTCAACCGTTTCTTCAAGTGTTTCCGGTTTCTTCTTCTGGTGGCTAACTTTATCCGCCGTCCTTGTCTGTGGAATAACCGCTGGAATTTCCGATTCTTTTTCCACATCTGGTGCGACTTGTTTTTTGCCACCCTTTAACGCCTCTTGCCCCTTCAGGTGAGTGAATATTAACGAACGTGATACAAATTGTCCGTTGTTAAGCATATCCCTGTGGATGTTCTCAACTTCACCCGCATACTTATCATAATCCTTAAACTTCGGATTATCTTTGGCTTCCATTAGGTCAAGTTTATTAGCAAGACCGCCAAGTGCTTTCTCAATGCGTGTGTTCTTATCTGCCAATACTTTAACCGCAGGGTCAAGATATTCTGTTTCCGGTTCACCAACAGGAGGTTTTTGATTCTGTTGCATTTGCTGAATCGTTTTAAGGGCTACATTAAGTTGCTCTTGGTTTTGCTTACGAGATTCAACCAATTCCCTTATACGCTCATTTGCACGACCTTCCTCTTTTGGCTCCGGTTCTGGTTCCGGTTCCGGCGTTGGTTCTGGTTCCGGCGTTTCCACTTGTTCGGTTGATTCCGAAGAGGTCGAATCTTCGGTATTTACGACCTTTTCTTCTTCTGCCATTATTCCTCCGTTTTACGTCCAGCGGACGATAAGAAATTAACAATATCTAATTCCGCTTTTTCATCACCGGCGGAATCTTCGGCGAGTTGTTTCTTGATTCTTTCTACCATTGCTTCCGGAACTTTTTTCAATCGTTCACATACGAAAAGTTGTATCTGCGCTTTTTTTACTTCCAAATCAGGCACCCTATAATCTCTTATGGCTCGTTCGCATAACTTAATCATAGAGTTTAAATCATCACACACCTCATTCCAGAAATCTCTTGCTCCATCTACCGTTAAATGGGCAAGTTTTTCCTTTAATGCCTGCTCTAAAACTTTGTCGTTCATATTTTAACGCCCGGGTGCTTGGTTAGCACCGCCGAGATTTGCGGCGGCTACCGAACCGAAGTCATTGGCTTGTTGGTTAGTGGGGGGTAATGGCATATTAGCCGGTGGGTTTTGCCCACCAGAAGGAGGGGGTATCGTTCCCTGCCCACCCCCCAGCATAGGATTGCTCATTTGTTGCGCTAATTCAAACTTCGCTTTTTCTTGTGCTATATGATTCCGTGTGTGTTTAATAAATATATTTAATATCGCCTCGTCTGTTATATTTTGACTTCCGGCATTATGAGTCATTATATGGTGTATCCCATTATCTCTTGGGTTGACCTTAACTTCTTTGCCGTTAGCCATTATCTCATTTTCTTCCTGCGGGTCTATTTCTATGTTTTCACCGTCATCTATGATTACATTTTCATTTCCGTTATACCCTAATGAACTCCACGCTATTTCCAACATACGCCCGAAATCAATCCGCTTGTTTCCCATTACCTGCGGTGGTATGCTGGATGCTACGCCGATAAGGTTAATGGTTTGCTGTCCTTTAATATAGATATTCATTGACTGTGTAGAACCGAGCCAACGGAACATATAATCTTTTTTGATAATCGCACCCCCTTTATTGCCTAATTGAATATAATTGCCATTGACGCCTAATATACGCCTAATATCCGCAGGTTTAAGATATATCTGGTCAAGCCAAAAAGTCTTTTTGGCAATCGGTGTAGTAAAACCATATTCAATATCAACCACCGTAGAGGATATGAATTGACCCAACATTCGGGCAAAAGTATCAATTTCTGTAGCGGTAGTCCTCTTGGTAGACATCGGGTTCATACCGCCGATATTACTATTTTCCTCTGTCCAAAATTTAAGTTGACCAAGCAACTTAAGTCCAGACTGTAAGACATCCGGCGGTCTGTCAAACACAACGGCGTCCGGTTCACATTCCCATTTGGCTCTCGGTTTAAATACACAAGAAGCGGGGTTGTTTACTCTTGCTGTGTCCATCTTGACAATAGGGTTTTGAATAAGTATGCCGTTGTCCAAAACAAGATTAGCGCAGTCATTTGTAGCGTATTGTAATCTTTGTGCCATTTCTGGGGTAGAGTGTCCACCATAAAATGATTTAGGGTTACGGGTTAACGCCATACCCGAATACGGAGTAAAGGAAAATTTCTCTCCGCTTGGAGTCTTATATTTCAATGGAGATGGTGTAACCTGTATAATAATCTTCTTGGTGGGGTCAAAGGTAATACATACCGGTTCACGCTTGCCGTCTTTTAATTCTAATTGTGTCCACGATTCCACCAAGTCATAGGTAGGGAGTTTCTTTTTTGTTTCTAATGTCTGATTTACACTCTTTTCCTGTTTGGGTGTTTCTCCCTCATTTGTGCCTTCTTCCGGCAAATGGTCTATATTCTTATACTTGCCTAAATCCGCCATCCGTTCTAATTCCCATCGGTCTACAATCATCCGTTCAAAGGTAATCATCGCTTCATCGGGACAACTCACTGTGGTAGGATAAAGGTAGAAATCTTCCAAAATAGAGAGTGCTACAAATCTCTGACATCTCTCGTAAGGGTCAAACCACTGCTTACCTACACAAGTTCCGGTAATCAGTAAATCACGCAGATTTGCCTTAATTTCAAGCGGGAATTTCATTTCCTCTAATAACTGGAAAACAACCATATCCTTTACGGCTATTGAATAATTATCGGGCGTTCCAGGCATAGAAGTAACACCTAAAAAATTATCAGTGGGAAATAGTTTTCCGGTTATATTCTGGATACCCTCATCAATATTCTTGCTGACTATGGGGAGATAAATATTGGATTGACCCTGATAATAACGGACATCAACGTATGTTTTCCAAATGTTATAAAATTGAGTCCATCTATCTTCAATCTGTTTACGGTCATCACGAACTTGCTGGTAAACATTAAAACAAAGTTCACCCGCCCTTTTATTTATAGCATTATCATCCGCAAGGTTAATTATTTTTACCATTTTTTTCTATACATTAGTGTTTTACTCATAATTATAAAACGGCGAAGCCGTCCACCCCCCACACTTTCCTTCTCTTTCCCTGCTTACTCCTTCAACCCTGCCGCCTTCTTCCCTTCCGGTGATGTTGTCTTTAAAGATTAAAGATATATATATTATCACCGTTTAGGGTGTCGGAGCAGAGAGGGTGTCGCTTAACCCTCTATATATTATATCACTTAACTTGGAGTTATGCACATCTTTTGCACAGGCAAATTAAAAATTAACCTGGCTATCTGACAGGCAATCTATCGGTATTTCTGAACCACTGCCTGCGTCTTGGTGTGTATAGAACTTCGGATTTATAAGACAAGCCGCACCAATACAGTCAAGTGTGTGGTCATTGCGTTTCTCCGGTTCTCCGGATTTCTCCCTACCCCAATTTTTAAACTCTTTTATTGTATTTGGTAATCCCCTATGTATAAATATCTTACGATTATTAAGCCGTGTGATGGCAGCGTTTATCTTGGTTTGTATTGCCGTTTTAGGCCAGGGTGTTAAAGGTGAGATACCGCAGTCAATATAAACCCTGAAATCTGTCTTGAAATGTGCTTGTGCTGAACGGGTATTGGTTTGCGGGTCAATATAGGTTCTAACATACCGCTCCCGGCCGGACATCTCTTTAATTGCCTTACAATTATCCTGGATAGTTCTATTCCGGCAGTAATATTCACGATAGATGTGGTATTCCTCATCAGGCGATATAGCCAACCAAATACACGCCTCCGGGTCATTTAACCCGTGGTCTATAAATCTATATCGTGGCCAAACATCTGGAACGTGAAATGGTTGTAATAAGTGAATATTATCATTAAATTCTTTATAAATAAGACCGGCAAACTTAATAAACTTTCCCTCTAATCTTGCATCCATCTCATCAACTGAAAAACTACCCCTGATTCTATCTATTTCCCTTTTGTTGATATTGTTTGAGTTTTCGGAAGTGGCTCCAAAAAAACACTCTATTTCTAAATCAGAGTAGGAATTAAGGAATATCGCATCATACATCCACGATGAGTGGATTGGAGTTAATGTTCCCCAAATATCACCCTCCTCATCAAGTGTCCTCATTAGCGTTTCACCATAAATATCCTGCGGTATATCTTCATCTAATGCACCATATCTAATGGCACGACCGGTAAATTTTGTTACTCCACTATCGGCGGACTTGAAAAATATCTCACTCCCATTATCAACTTCCATTATCCGTTCACGCTCACGCCACCTGGAAATATGATGTTCTCCTAACAAGCGCCGGATTTTCGGCTCCATTATTTCCCTGCTTAAATTTGCATCTGGCGATATTACCCAACCAATATTAGGGGTTTCTATTTTGCGGTGTGGGTGCTTTCCGGTGGCAAACCGGACAACCTCTGCCGCTGACAGTTCACTCTTACCGCTCCGGTTGCCGCAGAAGCACCATCTGTTTCTTTTTTGGCTTCTACTAAACTTATCCTGAAATCCACCAATTAAATTAGGAACGAAAAAATCTATCGGTTCTTTACCTTGCGCTTCAACCAATTTCCGTAAACGGTTAAGGATTGGTTTTAAGCGTATCAGTTTCTCGTTTTGGTTTATCTGAACCTCCCAATAATTGTATCGCTTATTCCTTCCATACAGACATTTCTTTCATATTCCCTGCTGTCTAAATAACCCCAAATATTATGTCCGTTTGGTTTACCTTCTGCCAACCAACAAAGGTGGTTTGATAGCGGATAACGTTGTATGTGCTGTATGTCCCCGCCCTCAAATCCCGCCTGTTTTATCAACTCCGCCAATGTGTTCTCGTTATAAAGAAATGGGTGGCAAGTCCAATAGGTAAAACCGGCAAACTCCTTGCAACGATAAAGCGAAAGTAAAACGTCATTACTATTCGGCGTTTCTATTATTAGCGTTCCCCCGATATTTAATTTCTTCCGCAATTCAATCAGCGTGGTTCTGGGGTCAAGTAAATGTTCTATGGTATGAAACATAGTAATGACATCAAATTTGCGGTCTATCTCGGCAAGGGAACGATAGATGGGAACTTTCGGTTCGCCGTCTTTCACTATCCTCTCTTTCACTAATAGGCACGGTTCAAGCCCGGCGGCATTTTTTGCTGTCCACCTTGCATAATACCATAGGAAATTGGAATTACCACTTCCAAAATCAAGCAGAGATTTGCCAAGAGTAATATCGTGAATATAATCAGCCCTGCGTTTATCATCAGCGTTTAATTCTGTTTCGTGTAGGCAGGTATTCGTATAATCTACCGCTACTTGCTTTGATAAATAAACAAGACCACAGGAAGCACATTCAAACGGAAATATATCAGGATTGTCCCTGCAATTTCCCATACGGGTAACATACTGATTACTACCGCAAAGATAACAAGTCATTTTAACCCCGAAACCCCCTGAACGCAACGTTCTTATTTATCAAAATATCCTTTAATACACCTACCATTTTCTCGCCTGTCTTATTGTAATAGTTCCGCAATAATTTGGCGTTGGCTTCATATAATAAGCGGTGAAATTCGTCATCCGGTATATCGGTAAAATTTACCGCCAGTAAATCTGAATTGATATGCTTATTCTCATAGAAGTCCTCTATGTCTTTCAGTAATCCCTTCTCTATGGCGTGGTAATAAAGTGGAGAACCTGGGTATGGGGTAACGGGTCGGATTGTCCGTATCTGTAATTGGTCGTCATACTTCAAAAGGAACTCCACGTCTTTATCCAGTATCTCTTTCGTTTCCCCAAGATTGCCGAATATTACATTAAGGCCGGGGCTTAACCCTTCCGCCAATGTCGCCTCTATCCCCTTGATTATCTGGGCTACCGTCAGGTGTTTATTCATTCGTTCCAATGCCCCGTCATCTAAACTTTCAATGCCGTAATTGATAAACACGCACCCGGAACGCTTCATCAACTTTAATAATTCCGGCGTGGCATAATTTAACCTGCCATTACAAGCATAGTTAATGTTTAATCCGGCTTTGATAAATCCTTCCGCCATTTCGGCAGCCCTTTTAACCGAACTTATCAGCAGTTCGTCAAAAAAGTCAATAAAGGAAATATGGTAGTCCTTCTTTAGTATCTGCAATTCTTCAATTACCCCTTCGGTAGAACGTGGTCTAAACCCCTTGTCAATGCGGTAACAGAAATTACAGGCAAAGGTGCAACCCCTGCCGGATACAGCCCCCATACTTCGCTGGTTTGGCTTGATACCGGAATTGCGGTAGGTGGAATAATAGTCAACATTAAATAAATCCCACGCAGGATAGGGAATGCTGTCAACGTCTTTGATAAGTTCACTTCTGCAAACTATTCCGTGCGAAGAGTTTGGCTTTTTCTTACTTGGAAGAGTGGATAATAAATTAACAATACTTTCTTCTCCCTCGCCAACCACGATGGCGTCAACCCCAAACTTGCGGAAAAAATATTCAGGGTCGGGTGATACCAGATGACCGCCCAAAACATAAAATGGTCTCTGTTTAGAAGTATTTATCGCCGCCGATATTTTCTTCATCTTCCCGTATTGATAATAACCGCCGCAGGCGCCGGAACCGATGACATCGTATCTATTCTTGTTTAGAAATTCAGTCAGATGGCTTTCAGGATAATGATAGATACCCTGGTCATACACATCTACTGTATGCCCTGCCTTACGTAATGCGGAGGCAACATATGCCAAGCCGACAGGAAAAGTAGATATGTAGGAATCGTTATCGTAGACCACTAATAGGATTTTCATATTTTAGTTTCTTTCCGCTATTAGAAATGTTCTTGAAAATATCTTGGCCTCCTTATTTTTCTCTATCTTTCTTAATCATCATATCCCAATACCTTAATTTTTTAGCATTCTTTTCTTCGTCCGGCAAAATAACCTTATGTCCATCGCCGAGTATGGTTTCTATACTACGGCATTGGTCTATCACCGTCCTGATAGCATTTTCTTCCATAGATGATGCTTGGTCGCTGCCCTCCATCGCCCTTGACAGTGTAATGTGTATCTCTAATGTCGTCGCACCTATAGCCGCCGCAACAACGCAGGGCAGGATAGATGGCGAGTGGTTTGAATATCCCACCCCGCAATTCCCGTAATATGACCGCCGCAATGTTTCTATCATATTCAGGTTGCAATCCCCATACTGGCACGGATAGGTAGATACGCAATGCATAAAGGTAATTGGACACTTACCCCAGAACATCTTAAACGCCCTGTCTATATCGGCTATCGTAGACATACCTGTAGCGATAAATGTATGCTTGCCCCTTTCAGCAACCTGTTCCAAAAAAGGAATATTAGTCAGCATAGCCGAAGCCACCTTATTATATTTCAGGTCATACTTATCAAGAAACTCTAATGATGGTATATCCCAAGCGGAAGCAAACCAACCTATACCTACTTCCTCGCAATAACGATTTATCTCACCATAATCCCATTCGGTAAATTCAAGTCCTCGTTTCTGGTCGCCCTGCGTATGACCCCACCTACTTTCTCTTGGACTTGCCAAAAATTCAGGAGTATAAACAATATCTGTGGTGCGTTTCTGGAACTTAACCAAATCACACCCAGCGTGTTTCGCCATCTGAATTAAAT